GGGAGAAGCATGATGCAAAGTGAAGCCAAGAAACATTTGGAGAGCCGGATGCTTGGAAACTTGCACGTCCGGTTCGGGGTTGGGGTCAGGGTGCGATTCCCTGGCCTACACCACGTGAGAGTTGAACCGCGCAGCAGCACGGCCATTGCGGCTGGCAACAGTTCATTCGGGGACAAAAAAGCCCACCTTCATCACCAAAGTTTTGACAAAGCACGGGGTGCCACCGACGGCAAAAAGGCCAAGCAGAAGATGCGCGCCAAGGACCGTCCGTTGGCCAACGATTTTGTGAGTGACGAAGAATTCGACAGGTTGCTGTTGGCCTGGTTCTCCAATGCGTCGCGTGTGATGAAGCCCGGGTCTTCGGCGTACATCTGGGGAGGCTATGCCAACCTGGCCAACTATCCTGCGCCGATCAAGGCTGCAGGACTCTACTTCAGCCAGTGTCTGATCTGGGATAAACAGCATCCAGTCCTTACGCGCAAAGACTTTATGGGAGCATTCGAGATTTGCTTTTACGCTTGGAAGGAAGGCGCGGGCCATCAGTTCTATGGTCCTAACAATGCTACAGACTTGTGGCATGTAAAAAAGGTGAACCCACAGGCCATGGTGCATTTGACGGAGAAACCCGTCGAATTAGCTATTCGCTGCATCCAATATTCGTCCAAACCTGGCGACAACGTCCTCGATCTGTTCGGTGGCAGCGGTTCTACTCTCATGGGTTGTGAGCAGACCGGACGTCACGCCTACCTGATGGAAATCGATCCATTGTATGCCGACGTGATTGTCAAACGGTGGGAGGAGTTTAGCGGCAAGAAAGCCAAACGAATTGCCGCCAAACAGTCGCCCGACTCCAAAGCCTGACAACCCAATCAGCGAACAAACGCATCAATACTCCATTGATGATCTACTCATTATATCGACCTGTTGCCAACCTCCAATATTGATTCACAAAAAGTTCACAAAAAAACCCCGACGCATGTCGGGGCTAGAAAGTGGTGTTGATATGCAGTCAGTGATTTTCTGCGCATTGAGCCAAATGCATGAATTCAATCATGGCATCTTCATACACAATGTCCGACGACGGGAAGGTGCGGCGGTGGCGGGTTTCGACGCATCCTCGCTCCTTCATGAATGCCAGCGCCACGTTGACCTGTGTGTAGGGTGCATTTACAACATGGACGATTTGTTCAAGCGTCGTCCCGCCTGCGGCATAGTCCTCGATGGCGTAAGCGACTTCTCGGAAAACGTCGCGCGTGCATCGGTGGACATAGTTGCGATCCGGTTGATGCGCGAAGATGACACGCATCTCCAAGTGATCGTCCTGCACGCGGAAGGTCACATCGCGTTGGCGTTTGCTGCGTGGCACAGTTCAAGCCCCTTTCTTGTTTGCTGTGTATTGGCCACGTTCGGCTTTGGCGAACCGGCTGTCCTTGCCCTTGGTTTTGATCTCCCGGGTGATGGCGGCATGAAGTGTGTTGGCTGGGGTCAGTCCTTTACCTGGTTGCCAGAGTTTCTGCTCAATGGCCTGTTCGACGATGTCTTTGCATCGCAATGGCTCCTGGTTGTCTTGAGCCAAGATGTGGGCTGCCGCGTCGATCAAACTCATAGGCTTGGTGTCCTGTTCCTCTCCCGTGGCGTCACTCTTTCGGGGATTGGCGGTGTCGCGTTTCGGATTGGCCTTGGTATCTGTTGTCGCCTTGATTTGCTTGGCCTTGCTGTTGGCCGTGTTGGCGACCTGTTTGTCGTCAGCAGCTTTTCGGTGAATGCGTTGGGCAGAGCGGATTGTGATCTGCTTGCCCGTCTTGATTGTCTTCCCCAGCCAGCCGGTGCCCGAAGGATGGTTTTCGGTGATCAATACCGGGACCAGATTACCGGCCAGGCCGACGAGGTACGTGACGCCGATTTGAATGTCTTCTTGTTTCATGATGGTTTGCTCCTATGGAAAGTGTGTAAACAAAAATGCTCAGTGACTTTCGCTGAGCAGGTATTCGATTTCATGTTGTTCGCTATGGGAGAGCGAGGTCAGTGCCTCTATCAATTGATTTCGAGTGAGTTCAAGGTCTCCAGGAAAACACCAGTTGTCTGGTTGCCCCTTAGCGTTGATGCGGTGCTTTTCCAATTCGAGTTCAAGCCAGAGCATCAGACTTATGATGTCTTTGCGATTTTGGGCGTAGGCTTCAGACGCAGCTTGTTTTTTCGTTGCCATTGTGATAGCTCCTCAAATTCCGATATCGCTGATAGACATCAGTGCGTTGTAGTAACAGGATGCTTCTTCCATCGTTCCTTCGTAGCCATCGAGTATTTGCTGAAGGAAAGCTGCCATCGAGAAGAGTTCGTCCTCGTCATCGGCCTTCACCCAGTGGGTGCCTTCCTTCTTGGGTTGCAACAGTTCAACCTCGATCTGCTTGGCTTCGTGTGGACGTTTGATGATGGCGAAGATGCCTGTTTGTCCTGTAAATTCAATTCGTGTGATTCGCATGTATTTATTACTCCTATGCTTGGGGTTAATGATCTGCTTTACGTCCAGCCTCAAAGGCGGCTTCCAACGCTTCTTTGATGCTCCATACGGCACAGTCATGAAAGTCGAGTGAATCACTCTTGCGCGTTTCCAAGGTGTCAATGCCAAGGATACGTTGGGCGATCTCGTTAACCGTCGCATCCTTGTATGCCTGTTTACGTTTGGTGGTTTTTGCTTTCATGTTGTTGGCCTTTCTATAGACACATTAAGCAATGATTTCATGCATTAATCCAGTCGATTAACGTCTCTTTTATCCTTATTTTTAAGGCTTTTTGAATTCTGATGACACAAGCTACAGATCGTCCAAAAACATTGAGAATGACGACAATGACGGTGCCGCAGACCGCGCAGATTCTGTCCAAGGCGTTTAATCGCAGGATCGATGAAGAGCAGATTCAGCAGGTGGTCGACGATGGTCAGTTGCTACGAACTGATGGCACATTCAGTCTGATCGACTACGTCGCGTTCCTGGCTAGACCTGAGATGGAGGTCGACGATGAGTAAGAAGTCATTTAACCCACGCCAACTCCGACCAGCTGATTTACTGCGTATCGTCAATGCGGTTGATCTGCCTAACGTAGACTCGTTGACGGAATTTCAACTGCGTCGTCATCGCAACCGCGCTGGCTACAGCATCAGCGATCCGTCCAATCCGCAGACGGTGGATCTGTTCCGTTACGCGGCATGGCTGACGTTGGAATATGCCAAGCCCAAGTCCGGCCCGTTGAGTTACGAAGAGCAGAAAGCTCGCAAAGCTGAACGTGCAGCAGAAGCCGTACGATCAGCCCAAGACATCGGTGAAATTCCAGCAGTCGTTAATCCTGATCGAAAAGCTCAAGCAATCGCATCTTTCCGTGGGTTCTGTGAAACCTATTTTGCTGAAGTGTTCTATTTACAGTGGTCCGACGACCACCTTCGTGTAATTGAGAAGATCGAGAAAGCCGTGCGCACCGGCGGTTTGTTTGCGATGGCAATGCCTCGCGGAAGTGGCAAGACAGTTTGTTGCCAAACAGCGGTGTTATGGGCGGCTCTGATCGGTGCATCACCATTTATCTGCTTGGTGGCTGCGAGTGCAGAACGCGCTCGGGACCTACTGGAAAATATCAAAATATGGTTGGAGACCAATCCGCTATTGCATGAAGATTTTCCAGAGGTCACGTATCCCATTCGTTGCCTTGAGCGGATTACCAATCGTCAGAAGGGGCAGAAGTATCAGGGAGTTCCCACGCGTATTGATTGGTCGTCGGATCGTGTGGTGCTACCGGTGATCGAAGGCAGTCTGTCGTCGGGCATTGTTATTTCATCCAGTGGCATGAAGGGCAGCGACATCCGTGGTCAGAACTATGCCCGCGCAGATGGGCAAGTAGTTCGACCACAACTTGTCTTGGTTGATGACCCGCAAACCACAGAGTCGGCATGGTCACCCTCGCAAAGTCAGCGGCGTGAAGCCATCCTGGCCGGGGACGTGCTGGGTATGGCAGGTCCAGGCAAAAAGATCGCAGGACTCATGGCTTGCACCGTGATTCGCCCCGGTGACATGGCTGACAATATCCTGGATCGGGACAAACATCCGGAGTGGCAAGGTGAGCGGACAAAGATGGTCTACGCGTTCCCGGACGCCAATGCTGAAAAACTCTGGGCTAAGTATGCTGAGATCCGTGCCGACAGTCTGCGTAACGATGGTGACGGATCACAAGCCACCGAGTTTTACCGAAGCAACCGTGAAGCGATGGACGCTGGCAGCATTATCGCCTGGCCTGAGCGTTTCAATGAAGACGAACTATCAGCTTTACAACATGCGATGAATCTGCGATTGCGTGATGAAGCGGCGTTCTTTGCAGAATATCAGAACGAACCCATTGTCGATGCCATCGGCGAGGAGATGCTAGGGGCCAACGCCATTGCCTCCAAGACCAATGGCCACCCCCGCAATGTGATCCCCCAAGCATGCAACCACCTGACGATGTTCATCGATGTCCAGCAGAAGGTGCTGTTCTGGATGCTCTGTGGGTGGGAGGAGAATTTTACCGGCTACATTGTCGATTACGGTACATGGCCTGAGCAAAGGCGAGCCTATTACACGTTGCGTGATATTCGATCCACGATCAGCCGTGCTGCACCGGGTGCTGGACTTGAGGGACAAATCTATGCTGGGTTGGACAAACTAACTGCCGAAAAGCTGTCACTCCCCTACCGACGTGACGATGGTGCCGAGATGCGCATTGACCGTTGTTTGATCGATGCCAACTGGGGCCAGTCCACTGACGTGGTGTATCAGTTCTGTCGGCAAAGCCAACATGCAGGCTTGCTCTTGCCCAGTCATGGCCGGTACGTCGGCGCGTCGAGCATCCCCTTCAGTGAATACAAACGCAAACGCGGGGATCGCGTCGGTCTGCATTGGCGCATCCCTAACACCGTGGGCAAGCGCCAGGTGCGTCATGCGTTAATTGATACCAACTATTGGAAAACTTTCGTGCACGCGCGTCTATCAGTATCGATGGGTGATCCAGGCTGCCTGTCTCTATACGGTCGCGATGACAAAACACATCGGCTTATCGCTGATCATCTGACAGCAGAATACCGCGTCAAATCTCAAGCCCAAGGTCGCACTGTCGATGAGTGGAAACTCCGTGCCACGCGGCCCGACAACCATTGGCTGGACTGTCTCGTCGGCTGTGCAGTAGCTGCATCAATCCAAGGCGTCTCACTACCAGGTCTTGAATCACGTACCACCCAATCCCGCCCGCGTATGAAACTTTCAGAAATACAAAAAGGACGATGATGAACACTGTCGTTAAAACTACCGAACGCCAAACCGGTCTATCCTGCCCCAAATGTGGTTGTCGTGATTTACGGGCTTACTACACCCGCGCCAAGATCAATTACATCTTGCGCAAAAGGATTTGCAGGCATTGCAATCACGAAATTCTGACGCGTGAACGTATCGAAAATTAAATTGTTCCAGTATTGGAACGAACTTCAATTTCTCCTGTAAGGACTGTCCAAAAATAACGCTCTGCGGCAAATAACTGTTATGGAGGCGATGCAAATGGCAGCATCGAAGTCGCAGAACAATGACAGACTCACTTGAAAACAATATCGAAGAAAACGCTGCTGCACCGGCAGAGGTGTCGGTCGACGGCCAGCATGTCAAACAGCATTCACTGAAAGATCAGATCGCGGTGGATCGCTACCTGGCATCGAAGAAGGCTGCTCAATCCAAAGGCTTAGGTATCAAGATTTTCAAGATCAATCCCGGGGGCACCGTTTGATGCAACTTTTGAATTGGTTCAAAAAATCCAAACCGCAGGCTCATCGTCAACAGCAGATGCGCAGCATGTCGACAGCCAACGTGGTGCGAGCTCGTTACGACGCGGCGCAGACCACGGCGGAGAATGCCCGACACTGGGCGATGGCTGATGCGTTGTCGGCAGATTGCGCTGCGTCAGCAGACATCCGTAAAAAGCTGCGGGAACGTGCTCGGTACGAGGTGGCCAACAACAGCTACGCCAAGGGCATGGTACTGACGCTGGCCAACGACTGCATCGGTACCGGCCCACGCTTGCAGTTACTCACCAAGGATGACGTGCTCAACCGGCAGATCGAAGATGCCTTTGCCCAGTGGAGCAAAGCCGTCAGCCTGGCGTCCAAGCTCCGCACCATGCGCATGGCCAAGAGTACTGACGGCGAAGCATTCGGTGTTTTGAATTTCAATCCCAACGTCGATTCCCCGGTTGCTCTTGATCTGCAACTTGTTGAAGCCGACCGCATCGCATCGCCATCGTCGGTGATGTTGCCGACGCGCAACGATGTGGACGGGGTCATTCTCGACAGCTTTGGCAACCCACAGTTTTACTCGATTTTGCGTCAGCACCCGGGTGGACTGGGCAACTACAGCACGTGGATGTCGCAGTACGACGAAGTGCCGGCTGGTTCGGTGATCCACTGGTTCCGTGCGGATCGACCTGAACAGCATCGCGGCATACCGGAGATTACACCGGCTTTGCCGTTGTTTGCTCAACTTCGTAGATACACACTCGCAGTCATAGCTGCTGCCGAAACTGCTGCCGACTTTGCTGCGGTGTTGTACACCGATTCCCCAGCAAATGGAGAAGCCCAACCGCTTGATCCGATGGACATCGTCAATCTGGAAAAGCGCATGGCCACCGTGTTGCCCGACGGTTGGAGGTTGGGGCAGATCGATTCGCAGCAACCTGCCACCACATATGCCGAGTTCAAACATGAAATTCTCAATGAAATTGCGCGGGCTTTAAATCTTCCGTACAACGTGGCCGTCGGAAACTCCGCTGGATACAACTATGCCTCTGGGCGGCTTGACCATCAGACTTACTACAAATCCATTCGCGTTGAACAAGCACACCTTGCTGAAATTGTGCTGGATCAAATCTTCAATGCGTGGATACGCGAGGCCATGTTGACGCCGGAGTTCTCCATACTGCGCACAGTGCGCAGTATGCCCACCTTGTCCGGGCGTCCGTTATCCCTGCAAAAAGGCTGGTTTTTCGATGGCACCGAACACGTGGACCCAGCCAAGGAAGCCAACGCTCAGGCCAAACGTTTAAGTAGTCACACCACCACACTGGCCGCTGAGTATGCCCGTCAAGGTAAGGATTGGGAAACCGAACTCCACCAGCGTGCCAAGGAAACACGACTCATGCAAACACTGGGGCTGACGGCTTCGGAGAGTCAGCCTGCTTCACCTTCTTCTTCATCTTCAAATTTTCAGGAGACCAACGTACATGACGATGACACAGTCGCCAACCCAACAACTGCCTGACCAACTTTCGTTCATCTGCCCACTAACCATCGAAGCTGCCGGAGAGAAAACTTCCGGTGGTGGAACTTCCGGGGGCGGGGTGCCACAGTTTCGGATGGTTGCTTACACCGGTGGCCTGATGCGGATCGAAGGATTCCCGCATCCCGTCGTGGTGGACCTTGAAGGTCTGGCCATTGATCGCCAGGACATCCCGGTTCGGCTGGATCACCAATCGCGTCAGGGCGTGGGCCATACCCAGCGTGTTGCGGTGGAAAACGGATCGTTGGTGGCTGAAGGTTTAGTCAGTCGCGATACCAGTTGGGCACGCGACGTGATCCGCAGTGGCCAGAACGGTTTTCCCTGGCAGGCGAGCATCGGCGCTGCCGTCATCGATGCCCAGTTCATCCCCAATGGCCAGAACGTTACCGTCAATGGCCGAACGTTCGATGGCCCGATCCACGTCGTTCGCAAAGCAACCCTCAAGGAAATCTCATTCGTTGATAACGGGGCAGACTCGTCTACGTCTGCCCGCATCGCAGCTAACAGCAAGGAGCAATCGTCTATGACCCCCGGAAGCCAAGTCACCCCCGGTACCCAAGGCAACCATGACACCACCACTGCCGTCACTGATCCCAAACCGGCCACACCTCCGACCGTCAAAATCCCGGCCACGGAAGATCCGACGCCACCCACGTCGCCCGCACGTCCTGCCACCATCGCCGCGCGTGCAACGCAGGCCCCGGATGTCTCGGATGCACCTGCCCCTGAAAACCCCATGATGCAGATGCGCAAGCAGATGGCTGAGGAAACTCGTCGCATTCAGGCCATCCGCAGCACATGTGAAGGCAAACATCCGGACATCGAAGCTCAGGCTATCGAAGAAGGTTGGGACGTGACCAAGACGGAACTGCACGTCCTCCGCGCATCGCGTCCGCAGGTACCGGTGGCCATCCGGGGAACCGGCCAATCGTCGCGCCCCAGTAACCCGCAAGTGTTTGAAGCCGTCGCGCTGATGGCCAGCGGTCTGCCCAGCAGTCGGGTGCAGGCACTGTATGCCGAACCCGTCCTCGAAGCCGCTGACAAACTCCGGGGGATCGGCGTGCAGGAATTCTGTGAAATGGCCTGTGGTCAGCAGTTGCCCCGGTTCCGTCGTGATGCCACGGGCTGGTTGCAGGCTGCCTTCAGCAGCGCGTCGCTGCCGGGTGTTCTCTCCAACATCGCAAACAAGATGCTTCTCGAGGGCTACAACTATGTCGAAGATGCCTGGCGGCGCATTGCCAAGATTGCCAGCGTCAACGATTTTAAGGAACACACGCGCTACCGCATGACCGGCTCGTTCAAGTTCCAGCAGGTCGGCCCGGACGGCGAGATCAAACATGGTCAACTCGACGAACAACAGTTCGGGCAGAAGGCTGACACACATGGCATCATGTTCGCGCTCACCCGACAGATGATCATCAACGATGACTTGGGTGCCTTCACCGACATTCCCCGCCAGATCGGCATGGGTGCGGCCGAGGCCATTGCCGAAGCTGTGTGGGCCCTGTGGCTGCGCAATCCCACGCAGGCCGATGGCAAGGCGTTCTTCCATGCCGATCACAACAACTACAGCGAAGGTGCCGACACCGCGCTGTCCATCGATGGACTCACCGCTGCGGAAATCCTCTTTGCTCAACAGGTCAAACCCAATGGCAAGCCCCTTGGCATCATGCCGTCGCTACTACTGGTGCCACCGGGCTTGAAGGTGGCGGCCGAGATGCTGATGAAGAGTCTCCAGCTCAACGAGACCACCACAACCAATAAACCAAAGCCATCGACCAATCCCCATGCCGGCAAGTTCGATGTCGTGTCCAGTGTGTATCTCTCCAACACCAGTTTTGCCAATGCGTCGAATAAGGCGTGGTATCTGCTGGCCGACCCCAATCGACTCTCGGCCATCGAGGTGGCATTCCTCAACGGCGTGGACCGTCCGACCGTCGAAAAAACCGATGCCGATTTTTCCACGCTCGGAGTGCAATTCCGCGGCTTTATAGACTTCGGTGTGCGTGAACAGGACCATCGTGGTGCAACGATGATGAAGGGGCAGTAAATCGGAGGGCATACATGACTGTTCAATATGTGATGCAGCAAGTGGCATCCAACAGGGAGTCATCTGTCACTGAAAGGTGGCAGATGATTTCCGGTTCCGAAGGATTGTATTCCGTAAGTACCAAGGGAAGAATTCGCAGCCACTTCAAGGAAACCCCGCGAATCCTCAAACCCAATTATGACACGAAAGGATATCAACAGCTTGCAATGTCTCTGCCCGGTGGCCGACGAAAGCAGATGAAAGTGCACCGTGCCGTGGCACTGACATTTCTCGGTCCACGCCCACCGGGCGCCCAGATCAACCATATTTCCGGTAACAAACGTGATAACTCAGTTATGAATCTGGAATACGTCACGTGTTGCCAGAATGTCAGGCATGCCTGGGCCATGGGATTGCGTAGGGCCGAACAGGTTCAAGGTGAACACCACGGTATGTCAAAACTCACGGATGACAACGTTCGTGAAATTCGTTTGCTTGGTGACTCAAAAAGTTTGACAGAAATCTCACGAGATTTTGGCGTAACCAAGCAATGCATTTCTTTGATTCTCAAACGTAAGACGTGGCAACACGTCCAATGAAAGGAAATGGTTCAACATGATCGCAACATACGTTCACAAAGGTGACAGTATCGATTACACCCCAGCCGCTGATGTCTTGGCAGGTGATGTGGTTGTCCAAGGCGACCTGGTGGCAATCGCCAAACTCGACATCGCTGCCAACACCCTCGGCAGTCTGTCGGTGACCGGTATCTACGATGTCCCCAAGATCGGCGGACCAGGCATGGCCATCACCACGGGCACCAAGCTCTACTGGGACTCGGCCAACAAGTACGTGACGCCCACCGAAATCGAAGGCAAGTACATGGGCAAAGCCGTGGCTGATGCTGGTGACAACGATGCCACCGTTCGCGTCAAACTCACCGCCTAACCCCCGGAACTTTCCCCGGAAGGAAAACATGGCCAGAGACTACATGAAGGAAGGCATGCAGTGGCTCGCCAGGGTGAGGGCGGGATGGTGTACGCAGGAAGTCGCCTACCAACAAGGTGACGCCTCGTACACCATCAATGCTTCGCCGGGTATCAGTAAGTACGAAAAATCATCCGTCGGTGGTGTCACCACCCAATCGAGCATGTGGGATTTTTTGATCAATGCTGATGACTTCCCGGCGGAGTTTGAACCGACACCCGGCGACGTACTGACGATGGATAACAAGCAATACGAGATCACCAACTTCGGTGACGACGGTTGCTACAGGTATTGCGATCCATATCACACCACTTTACGAATTCACACTCGTTTATTGGGAGACGCAAGTTCATGAACCAATGTGCACAGAATGAAACCGGTGCTTGTCAGCAGTTTGATGAACTGCACAACAAACTCGACCGGCTCGACCATGCCATTCGTGGCAATGGCGAACCGGGCATCAACATACGTCTGGATCGCCTGGAACAAAACGCGATTCGCCATGCCCGATGGATGTGGCTCATCGCCGGTGCCGGTGTGACGAGTCTGGTGAATATTCTTTTCAGTTTGATCCGGGGGTAAGGAGGTAATGATGAAGATGCTCATTGACTTGGCGGACGCCGTGACATTGCAACTTAATCAGTCATGGATTGTCACCAATGCCAAACGACAGGTGTTGCCGATTCACGATCTGGCACAGTTGCGTGAGTTGACTGTCAGCGTTGTTCCGCGTGGTGTGCAGATTCAAAGTGTCACGCGAAGGCTCAGTCAGTACGACTGCCAGGTGGACATCGGTATCCAGCAAAAACTCACCGTGCCGCAGGATGAAATCGACACCAAGGTGAAGGAACTCTCTCAGTTGGTGCAGCAAATCACTGAGTATTTGCAGAGGCAGCAACTCACCGATATGCCATATGCCATCTGGATCAAGGTGGAAAATGTTCCCATCTACGATCCGGACCACCTTGCCAATCAACGGGTGTTCACATCTGTACTGACGTTGACGTATCGCATCACCAAGTGAGGAATACATGTTGCGTGTTCATTACAAACCACTGGGCGGGTTCAATAAGAAGCTGATCCGTCAAAAAATGGCCAAGGCGAGTTTTGAGAGTCTGGGCCATGCCGGTGCAGCGATTCGGTTGACCGCCCGGCGCAGCATTCGACGGAGTAAACGCTATGCACCACCCGGTTCGCCACCGCATACGCGACATGGCCAACTGCGGCGTGCCATCGTCTATGCCCGGGAAGGTAACGACCGTGTCCTGATCGGCCCAGGTTTCGCCCACGTTGGCCCCTCGGCAATGGCCCACGAATTTGGTGGCATGTTCCGTGGGCATCGTTATCCCAAACGCCCCGTGATGGGGCCAGCCTTGAGTAAAGGCTTACCGCGTCTGCCTCGGTTCTGGGCAGGCTCGATTCGATAAACCACACAAATAACCCTTAAATACAGGAAAAAACTATGTCCATCCGTTTAGGGATGCAGGCCAAGCTGTACCACGGCGCGGCAGGCGCAACCGCAACAACCGAGTTGAGCAACGTCAAAGACGTCACACTCAACCTGGAAACCGGCGAATCCGACGTGACGACGCGCGCCAGCAATGGTTGGCGTGCCACCATCGCCACGCTCAAGAATGGCAGCGTTGAATTCACTTTAATCTGGGACACCGAGGACGCGGGCTTCACGGCCATAAAGAACGCCTACTTCAACAGCACAGCCATTGCTCTTGCAGTGCTCGATGGTGAAGGCGGCAGTGGCCTGGATGCCGACTTCTCGGTCACCAACTTCACACGCAACGAACCGCTCGAAGAAGCCATCACTGTCAACGTGACCGTCAAGCCAACCTATGTCACCCGCGCGCCGACTTGGGTGGATGGAGGTGGCAGCTAATGCAGTCTTTTTCTGATAACAGCAATAACGTGTGGACTGTGCAGATCACCGTAGCCACCATCAAGCGTGTCCAAGCCCTCGTTGGTGTCAATCTGCTGGATGTGCTGGACAGTAAATCGCATCTACTGGAAAAACTGTCCACCGATCCAATCCTGCTCTGTGATGTGCTCTATGCCATCTGCCAGCAGCAAGCCCAATCGGCCAACGTCAGCGACGAACAATTCGGGCAGGCATTGGCAGGTGACGTGATCGATCATGCGACCACGGCACTGCTCCAGGAGTTGGCAGATTTTTTCCCCGCAGCGAAGCGGCAGGTGCTCAAGAAGGCACTGGCAAAGCTTCGCCAGGTCGAGGAAAAAGCCCTTCAAATCGCCAGCGAACAACTGGACAGTCCGGAACTCCAGCAGCAACTCGAACACCTGCTGCAACCTGCCAGGACATGATCTGGCAACTGGCAGGCATTCTCGGTGTCCATCCCGATCCGTTCACCTTGCGTGAACTTTACGAGATGGCCCAGTCTCGGCAGAAACATGACTGGCAACACACATCCAACCTGATGGCCTTGCTTGCCAACCTGCTGACCTTCAATCGTTCCCACACGTTCAAAGCAGCGGACTTTGATCCGTTTGCCCAAAGCCAGTCATCGTCAGTGATCCCCATGGATACCGCTGATGCGATGGCACTGCTCAAGAAAACTTTCATTCCTTCAAGGAAACCCACGTTATGAAAACCAATCACTTGATCTTCCTGTTCATCCTCACGTTTGTTGTTCTCGGCCTGCTCAGTTTTGCAGGTTGTGATATGGGCGACATGATCCACGTCAAGACGCCCAACACCATCCAGCAGCAAACCGGCCTGGCCAGCACCATCTCGCTCAATGAAGCAGAGAGTGAATACCAACTCTGGTATCAGCACATGCAAACCGCTGGCAGTCAGTGGAAGTCTAACATCGAACATGCCAACGAGATTCGCAACATGATCAATCAGCTCTCACTGTCGGCACTTGATGAAATCGGCCCCACCGTTGCAGGCGTCCCCATCCTCGGCCCCATGTTACCTGTTGCATCCGGATTGCTGGGTTTATTCCTCGGCAGTGGCAAACTCCGCAAGGAAAAAGAAGCCTCCTTCAACAAGGGCCTGGACGAAGGCCGCAAGACGACTCCGGTTTCGACAGCAGTTCCTGCATAAAGACATTCTTTGCCACAGATGAACACAGATAAACGCAGATGTTTTTTGATGTGTTGCTGTGATTCGTGGCTTGATTCTTATCTGTGTTCATCTGTGTGTATCTGTGGTTAATTGCCTTGTAAACAGGAGTCGCAATGGCAGGTATTGCCAACAGTCGAAACATTCGTGCCGGGGCTGCGTACATTGAGTTGACCACGCAGGACAGCAAGTTGGTGCGTGGGCTCGACAAAGCCCAGAAGCGCGTCAAAGCCTTTGGCAAATCTGTGGGCGAGATCGGCAAGCGACTGACCGCTGTGTCTGCTGTGGCGGCGGTGCCTCTGCTCTCCGGCCTGAAAATCTACGCGGATTTTCAGCAGCAGATGGCCACCGTCGCCACGATGCTCTCGGATTCTGATGCTGAAAAATACATGGACGGCTTCACCAAGGGCATCCGCAAGATGGCAGTGAGCTTCGGTGAATCGACTGAAGCACTGTCCGGTGGTCTGTACGACATCCTGTCGGCGTCCATCGCTCCGGCCAAGGCATTGGATGTGCTGGGTGCCGCAGCCAAGTCTGCAAAAGCCGGACTCACCGACACCCGCACCGCAGCCGACGCCATCACCACGGTACTCAACAGTTATGGCCTTGCAGCTGAACAAGCTGGCGATGTATCCGACTGGTTGTTCGGTATTGTGCAACGTGGCAAAACCACGTTTGCCGAACTGGCCCCACAGATCGGTATGGTCGCGTCGACTGCTGCCAGCGCGGGATTACCGCTGGATGAACTGGGTGCGATGATCGCCACGCTGACGCGCAACGGTCTGCGCACCACCACGGCCATCGATTCGGTCAACGGCATTTTGCGCAGTTTCCTTAAGCCCAGCGCCGAAGCAACCAAGTTGGCACACGAGCTTGGCTTTGAGATGAACACTACGACGCTCAAGACCGAGGGGTTACACGGCGTCATGGAAAAACTTGCCAAACTCCCGCCCGATGTGTTGGCCAAACTTTTCCCCGATTCCGCTGCCCTGCGTGGTATTGTGCCAGCCCTGAACAACCTCAAGGGTTTTGAATCCGACCTGGATGCAATGCAAAGCCGCGCGGGTTTGGCCGACAAGGCGTATGCCAAGCTCAGCAAGACGCTGACCCATGCTTTTAACCGCATCAAGCAGGCGGGCATCATCACGCTGGGCATCATGGGCGAAGCCTTGAGTGAACCAGTGGCCAAGGCAGCAGCCATTGTATCCAAATACGCAGGCGTGGTGATCGATCTGCTCAGTAAGAACCAGTCGCTGGTGCGATCCGCTGCTCTGGTGATTGCAGGCATCGCCGCCATGGGTGTGATCCTGATGACAACTGGCGTCGTTGCTCAGGCGATGGCGTTTATCTTCGGTGGCTTGTCCGGCATCATCACTGTCTCGGTGGGTGTGATCGGCACCTTGCTCACGGTGCTGGGCGCATTGATCTCGCCCATGGGCCTGGTCATCGTCGCTGCTGCTGGCATCGGCATTGCGATCCTGAGCATGACGGACATTGCGTCCAAGACACTGCGCTGGTTAAGCGATCGGTTCGGTGAACTGAAGGATCGCGCGTTGGTTGCCTGGCAGGGCATCCGCGATGCATTGGCATCAGGTGATTTGAGTCTGGCAGCCAAGATTCTCTGGCAGGCACTCAAAGTCGAGTGGCAACGTGGCATCTACCAGGTGGAATCGCTGTGGTACAGCTTCAAGTACACCATCGTCAATGTCGCCAGCCAAGCCTTCTATAAGGTGACCAAGGTCCTCGTCGATGCATGGCATGGCCTGCGCATCCTGTGGGTTCAAACCACATCGTTCCTGTCAGACGCCTGGACGACGATGACCGCAGATTTGCAGTCCACCTTCCGATCCGCCCAACTCAAAGTCGAGGAAGGCATGCATCATCTGATCGGTCTGTTCGACAAGGACTACAACGTCGACATGGCGATCAACATCGCCCGCACCAATGCCAATGCGGACAAGGCCAACATCACCAGGCAACGCGATGCAGCCTTGACTGAGAACAAACAACAATATGATTCAGACTTGGCACGCATCGATCACGAACGACAGACCCAGCAGAACATGCTTGATCAAGAGCAGGCTGTTGGCAACAAGAATCGTCAAACGCAGTACGAAAAGCAGATGGCCAATGCGCTCGACGATCTGGAAAAGACTCGGGCAGAATATCAGCAACTTCTCCAGCAAGCCGCACAAAACAAACCTTCGACGGGTAGCCAGTCTGGTGATCAGCCTCCATCTCCCGACAACCTGATCGACACTCTCAAGAAAAAACTTGCTGAACTCGGTGGGCAGATTGGTTCACTGAATCCCAACCAACAATCACGCGGCACGTTCAATTCCGCTGCCTTGCAGGGCCTGATGACGAATCAATCCATCGCCCAACGCACCGCCGCTGCCAGTGAAGATACCGCCCGTTACGTGAAGAAGCTCTACAACGAAGTGCAGAACGGTGGCGGTGGCAGTTCGTCTTTGTCTTTCAGTTGATCCACACGGAGTAACTCATGCCTATTACTGTTGCAGAAAAATATGACAGTCGTCAAAGCACCACGGGTAGCAATGCTCAAGTGACATTGACTTACATTGCCAGCGGCAGTGATGACGATCTGGCCATCAAATCCGCTGTCGAAAACTTTGCTCCTGAAACCTATGACGGTTTGCCCAGACAGTCCGTACAGATCGAACCGATCAGCGAAGAGTATTGGGATGCCAGTGTGCGTTACGCTGAGGCTACGTCAACTTCGAGTGGAGGTAGTTCAAATCCAGATCCCGGCAGTGGCGAATATACATACAGCTTCGACACGATGGGTGGCACACAGCACATTACCCAATCATTGGACACAGTGGGTTCGTATGCGGATTCATCGATTCCTTCTGCGCCTGACTTTCATGGTGCGATCGGCGTGTCCAACACCAATGGCAATGCCGAAGTTCAGGGCGTCGACATTACGGTGCCCATCTACAACTTTAGCGAAACCCATTACCTCACCGTGGAGCAGGTAACGCCGGAATACAAAGGCACATTGTTTCAACTCACTGGCAAGGTCAATTCCGGGGGGTTCCGTGGGTTGGCTGCGGGTGAGTGTTTGTTCCTTGGCGCGTCCGGCACATTGCATGGTACTGAGACTGAAACGGAAACCACAGGCGACTGGGAGATCACCTATCGCTTCGCGGCTTCACCCAACAAAACCGGCATCACCATCGGCAGCATCACAGGTATTGCCAAGAAGGGTTGGGAGTATCTGTGGGTGCGATATGCCGACGTCGAAGATATGGATGCCATGGCCATGGTCAAACGCCCGGTCGCAGCTTACGTCGAACAGGTCTATGAGGATGCCGACTTCAGCTTGCTGGACATCGGCTCTTAACCCCCGCCCCCGGAAGTCAGCACCACCCTCGGAACCTTAATCATGACATTGAAAAAAGTCAGTACCGGCGATCCCTTGGTGATCCCGGCCAATACATATAACGCGTTCATCGATGCGGCACAGGATTTTCGTGAGCGCATCAAGCCACGCCAAAAACTCGCCCAGCAATCTCAAAGATCATCCTCTCAACTTTCTGGCGGCGTGATCTGGGTAAAGAACGATTCGCCTATGGATTGTTGGCGATACTTCATCCTTGGTATCGAAGACTCGGTTCACGAACCGCAGACGATCATGGATCTGGAAGGCAGCTTTGTCGATCAAATCGTCTTCAGCGGTGTGTTCCCTGAACTGGACACGCATGTGGCAATGGACAAACACGCCATCCTGCTTGAACCGATTCGTGCCGGTCAAGTTGGCCGTGCGATGATTCAAGGAGTGTGTCAGGTTCGCATCATCATCACCGACGAAACCCACCAATTTGCCAAAGCACCGGTGGGCTTCCCGGCGATCATGGCATCGTCGGCAACCGGCAGTACGCAGATTCTATGGAGTCAACCCGAGGTTCCCATCGGTGAACCATGCTGGGCCATCGTCAAGCTCGGTGTGCCCAGTTTGGTGGATACGACGACTTTGATTCCATGCAAAGTCTGGCAGGATGGTGGATCAACCGATGGCGACGCAACCTCGCAATGTGATCGCACCTACTTCGTCAAAACCATCGATGCCTACGATGAGGAAGAAGACGGCACGATTCTCGGTGAGGAAATGACACCGCTCAAACAACGTCCCGCAGCAGGCAAACTTGTCACCGCACCAGCCACCGGCGATGGCACTATCGGCACCGGCTACTACGTCACCAATCCCTATGACGGGTCACGTGAATTCATCCTGTATGACGCCAACGAGACCTTAGCCGTGGAGGTATGTGAAGATGGGAACTGATGGTGAATTCGACATTGACCTTCTGAAATCCGGTTCAGGTGAATTGGGTTTAACGGAAGATGGTTTGTTTATGATCTGCGGTAAATGCTGTGGCACGGAACCGGTGTTAGCCAACGCGTGCGCATGCGGCCCATGCTGCTTCACCAACCAATCCCGCATTCGCATCACCTGGCAATTGATTGATTATGGCAACACGCACGAGCGTTGCTGCTGCACCGATCCTGCTTTCATGGGTAACACCATTGAGATTCCATTTAGTTGTGGTGCATGGAACCCACCGTATTGTCCGGTCTGCGGTCACTCGGGCATGATCGGTGGTCACCCACAACCCAACTGCGAAAGCAACACCATTACTGGCCCACGCTGGCAGGGCTATGGCATCGTTCCCGATGGCGCAGCCTGTGGCAGTTACGTCAACGCCATGGTACTTGCCGGTTGCGATGGTGATGGCACGACGCGCTGGTACGTCACCGTCGATGGTTATGCCAACGAGGATTCAGAAGACAGTTGTGGACGCATCTTCGCTGCCTGTATCCCATCCGCACCCGGCACCTGCCGTAGCGCCTCGATCCTCAGTGATGAACTACACAATCACAGCATCTGCACCAACATTTGGGATGTCTATTCCAATCCCGCTCGTGTCCAACTGCAAATCGAAGTCCTCGACGAAACGAGTTGCATGGACGAAGAAGGCAACTGCATCGTCGGCGATTCCAATGGCGACGGATCATGTGTAGACCCAATCCCCGGAATATGAATAAGGAACCACTCATGCCCACAGACTTCATCACCACGCGCCGATCCATTTGCCGTCAATGCGAACACGCCGTCGCCTGCTTGTCCCATCCGGATCGTAAATGCAATTGTGACGTCGATGATGCTGATCTCAAATCCCGAACCAGCACGCCTGCGTCCAAGTGCCCGTTGGGCAAGTGGGCCGATGTACCCGTACCAAAACCCAGTCGCATCCTGCCACCCGGCACATGGCTGTCCATGTTCATCCAAGTCACCACCTTCGGCCTTGTGCGTCCCTGCACCAGTTGCAAATCCCGCATGGCCACGATGAACAGGGCCGGGTGGGCAGGCCTGCCTCGTGTCTGGTGGAAATGGTTACTGCATAAGTTTTGAGCATCGTGAGAGCATTTGATTACACACATCTTGATTCCAGTCGATTGACATAATAAAGGGAACCTACATAGTATTCACTCCCACATCACATATCGACTGAAAGCAGGAAACATTCAATGAATGCGATTACTCCGGAATTTGAAGCCGAATGCCGCATATTGATAGATCGGTATTTTGCAACCTGCCCTGATCCCACCAAGCAGAAACAGGCTCATAAGACCTTGCGGATGCTTCGTGCGAGCGAAAAACCACTCCAAGGCAAGGTGAATGGCTGGGCAGGTGGCATCATTTATTTCGTGGTCAATGATTGCCGTTCCCCCTGTGGTGTACCTGGCATGCTCAATGCAGAGTTTGAAATATTCATGGGTGTTTCGATGAGGACCATCTGCACAAGAGCTGCCCGTCTGTGGGAACTGGCAACATTCTGACATGACACCTGAACCCGACGAGCCGATCCCAATCCGATCAGCAGATTGCCCCTCCCATACTCATATTAGCATTCAACGCAGTAGATCCGAGAACGATATGCATTTACCTGTGATGAAAATCACAATGACACGTCAAACTGTTTGAATGCAACCTACAACCGATATTGCCTTACCAAATAACAAAGCGTCTTTGCGTGATCAGTACGCGCCACGTGCGATTTACAAAAAACAATCATTCACTTACGGACAATGACGAAGCGATGTTCACGTAAGTCTTCAACTTTTTCGCCAGTCAACAATTCAAACTGATAGCCGTGCCCTGATAGAATTTCACCACACTCAACAGCTAAATCTTCGCCATGCAACTCCAAGTAAATGACAGGCGAATGATTGGATAGCAAATCTTGCATCCCCTTAAGAGCCATTACCTCAGCACCTTCAATATCAATCTTGATCAAGTCAGGAATACCATGAGTCGCTACCTCACAATCAAGATCTGTCAATTGAACACGAATCGTTGCTGCAGCTTTACCATCGCGCAGACTTGCAAGACCTAACATGTCTGAGGAAATATCATCTGTGAATTCTGCTTCACCTTCCTGATCTGCGACGGCTTTGACAATCACCTTCGCACAACTGACATGATTAAGCTTCAACTGTTTACGAATCTGTCCAGCAGTCATGGGGTGTGGTTCATACGCCACAACTTTGCCTTGGCCACCAACAAGTTTGGCCCCAAGCAGCGTGAAGAAACCTGCATTGGCACCCACATCATAAAAAGTTTGTCCTGGTTTTAGGTCTTTAGCCAGTGCATCCTGCAACTCAATTTCGTAATCACCTGATGCAAAGCTGTCATGTACGGTTCGGACAAATTTATGTAGCTTAAAACCTTTAAGCTGTCCTTGCTGAATCTCTACGACCCGACCATCCTTATAAATTGCTTTCAAATAAAGCATATACATGAATGGCCCAATGAATGGAACTTTCTTAATCTTGTCACGAACGGACTTAAGCATGTGCATCTCTCTTTTCTGGCTGATGTTTAGATTTCAATCCTTGCTCATCAATAACACCAGAATAGTGCTCTGCAAAAAACACAATGGTTCAAAATGTTCTTTCTATCATCAACATTGCGTTTGTATCAATTTTAATGATTATTACGACAAGCACGATTTAGCTTTTGGCATAATTTGAAGACTGCTTCAACGCAAGACAACTCAACACCGCAGAGCAACGATTGTTGGCGTGACAATTTGAATTTTAATGCAGAGAGTAAACTCTTAATCTTGCTTCTTCGGCCTGCCTGGGTTGCGCATGGTGGATTCCAGGTTGAATTCGGTCACCATCCGATTCACCCAATCCGATGAACCATACGGCCGACAACGGTTGGCTGCAAGGCGT